AGCACTGGTTACACAAATCGCAGAGCTTGCACTGGCGGGCCATGCGGTACACCAGTTGGACGGCGGCGGCTTCATTGTCTGCAAATACGGGATGACCCGTCATTGCGGTGATGCGATTGAACTGCAACGCTTTGCCCGTCAATTAGGGGTGAGCAAGTGAGCACCCTACTCGACCAATTCCACGATGCAATTGCAGCGGCGGGACTCACCCCACCAGGCGAACTCATTGACGACGGCAAGATTCACAGATTCAGCTCCAACGGAAAACCGCGTGACGAATCCGGCTGGTATGTGTTGTTCGGCGACGGTGCGGCGGCTGGTTCATTCGGTTGCTGGCGCGAAGGCTTCACCCAGAACTGGTGCAGCAAGTCCACTACCGAAATGACGCAGGCAGAGCGTGAGATGCATCAAAACCGCATCCGCGCCATGCAAGCGCAGCGCGAGGTAGAGCAGGTGCAGCGCAATGAAGCGGCGGCTGTAGACGCTGCCAGTCGGTTCAAGGCGGCGACCACCTGCACCAGCCACCCGTATCTGACCACCAAGGGAGTGCAGGCCCACGGCGTGAAGGTGGAGGCCGATAACACGTTGCTGGTGCCCATGCGCGACACGGCTGGCAAGCTGTGGAATGTGGAGCGCATCAATCCGCACGACTTCAAAGACAAGCGCGGTTTGCCCGACGGGCGGCGTACCGGGTGTTTCCATTCCATTGGTAAGGTCAAAGACAACCGGCTAATCGTGGGCGAAGGTTACGCAACCTGCGCAAGCATCCATGTAGCCACGGGTGACGCGGTGGCTGTGGCATTCAACGCGGGCAACCTGGAGCCGGTGGCACTGGCATTCCGCACCAAGTACCCGGAGCTGAAAATCATCATTACAGCGGATGACGATTACCGGACGGACGGCAATCCGGGTATGACCAAAGCAACGGCGGCGGCGCTGGCCATAGGCGGCTATTTGGCAGTGCCGGACTTCGGGACCGACCGTCCGGATGGGGTGAGCGACTTCAACGACCTGCACCGGCTGGCAGGGCTTGAGGCTGTGAAGCGTTGCATTGATGCTGCTGTGCCGATGATCGCGCCAGACCCGAAGGACATCATTGCAAGGATTATCGAATCAGCAAAAACAGACCCGACGGCATATTTGACGGACGAGTCAATCGAGGCGTTCAACGAGCTGAAGAAGAGTAACCCGATGGGATATGAGGCGGCGCGAACCAGTCTCAAATCAGCCAACTCAAAAATCCGCATCGGTCAATTGGACAGGTTTGTGGCAAAGCTAAGCCCGAGCGATTCGGAGGGCAGCGCATCAACTGAGCTTGTTGAGCTGGCGGTTGACCGTTGCCAACTTTGGCACGACACCGAGCTGAATGCTTACGCCACTTTTCAGCGCGAGATTGACGGGCAGGGGCATTTTGAACATTGGGCTGTGGAGTCAAACGGCTTCAAAGAATGGTTGGCCTGGTTAGCGCACACCGAGCTTGGCAGCGCACCCAGTAATGAGGCGTTAAGCGCTGCAAAAAACACCATCATCGGAAAAGCAAAGTTCGACGGCGACGAGCACGCAGTGTTTAAGCGAGTGGGACGCGACTCACAGGGCTATTGGATTGACGTTTGTGATGCGCAGTGGCAGGCCATTTTAGTGACGGCAACAGGCTGGCAGCTTTGCGCCAAGCCCGGCGTTAGATTTACCCGCACCAAGGCAATGCGCCCGCTACCGTACCCGGCCACAAGCGGCAATTTGGGCTTACTGTGGGAGCTAGTCAACATCCCGAGCGAAGACCAACCGCTGGTTCTGGCATGGATGATTGAGGCTTACCGCAGCGACACGCCCTATGCGGTTCTGGAGCTGATCGGTGAGCAGGGCAGCGCCAAATCAAGTACGCAAGAGGTCTTGAGAAACCTGATCGACCCAAATCAGGTCAACTTGCGCGGTAAACCAAAAACGGTAGAGGATGTCTACATTGCCGCCAAAAATAATCACGTTGTCAGCCTGGAAAACCTGTCTGGCATCACTGCGGACATCAGTGATGCGCTTTGCACTATTGCGACGGGCGGGGGCAGCGCGAGCAGGACGTTTTACACCAATGGAGAGGAATCAATTTTAGAGGTGCACGGCCCTGTGGTCATCAATGGGATTTCAGCGGTGATTACCCGGTCGGACTTGCTGGATCGTACCGTTGCATTGTGTTTGCCCACCATCAAGGTGCGACAACTCGAATCTGGAGAGGACGGACTTGACGCCCGTTTCGAGCGCCATTCATCCGGCATATTCGGCGCAATTCTTGACCTGTTTTCGCAGGCGCTTTTACAACTGCCCAATGTCAACATTGCACCAGAGCTATTGCCACGCATGGCGGACTTCGCAATTTTGGGTGAGGCCATCAGTCTGGCGCAAGGGCACCCAGCCGGAATCTGGCTTGATCTTTATAAAGACCACCGGCGTGATGCCATCCGCAGGACGATTGACAGTTCTCCCGTGGCGGTGCAATGCATTGATTTTGTGGAACGTGGTCACAAACACCAAGGCACGGTAAAGCAGCTGCTTGAAAAACTGACGCAACGCATGGAGCAAAAGTCGCTGGAGCACGGCGACTACTGGCCGCGCAGTCCAAAAGGGTTTGCAGACTCTTTGCGACGAGCCGCACCCGCTTTGCGCCAGATGGGAATTTATGCCAGCGTTGACGCAAAACCCAAAAATGACGGGGTTCACTGCACATTGAAAAAAGGTGAACATGAAACTCCCGAGGCGGACCACGTGGATGAAAGCCTAAACAGAAGGAATTCAAGTTCACCAAGTTCACCGAAGTTCACCGCAGCGCCAGAAGACGGCCATTCAGAGCACGAAACAGAGGTTTTCGAGATATGAACATCGTCGAATTACAGAATTTGGGGATAACAACCACCCTGACGGGATCGGGGAAACTGCACCTGGAGGCCAGGCCGGGCTTGATGACACCTGTTTTGCGTGAGCGAATCACTCGAAACCGTGAATATTTGGTACAGGAACTTGTACGTTTGGCCGAATCGGTGAACATGGGTGAACTTGGTGAACTTCATTCTCTTATGTTTGAGCCTGAAACCACCAGCTACGCACCCACCGGAGAAGTTCACCACGCAGCGAACGACCCCGAGCCATCCATCAACCCCGCAGACTGGCGCGAGCTGGCAGCTGAGTACCACGCCCACCACTTCGACTGCAAGCGGTGTATCGCCGCAGGCCGTGGTGCTCAGTATGGTCTGCGCTGCGGCACCGGCTCTGCGCTGTGGACTGCTTACCAAAACACCAATTCAATCTGAAATATCAGGAAGGAAATCAGACATGACCGCAAAACGAAAAGTCCCAGTGAGCGCATTTAAGCCTGGCACAACGGACACCGCCTCTCCGCCCGCTGTCACCCTGACATCAAAACAAGAAGCATTTGCACAGGCGATTGTGTCTGGTAAGACCCAGGCCGACGCTTACCGTAAGGCTTTCAGCGCCGAGAAGATGAAGGACGCGACCATCCATAAGCGGGCATCCGAACTGATGGCCGACGGGGAGGTTACGGGTAGGGTTGAAGCATTACGCGCGCCAGTGGTCGCAAAGCTGCAATACGGACTCGAAGAAGCCATGCTGGAAGCTGCTGATTCCTTCCGGGTAGCCAAGGCCAAGGAGAATGGCGGCGCTATGGTGGCGGCTGTTCAGTTGCGCGCCAAGCTCAATGGACTACTGGTCGAGAAACGTCAAGACGTGACAAACCCGTTCAAACAGGCCATCGGCAACATGTCCGCCGAAAAGGCGCAGGAAATGCTCGACGCGCTGGAACAGATGCAAGTCATCCAAGCAAAGGCCAAAAATGCTGACTGAACTTGACAACCCGGTGTATGTTGAGAAACTGCGCGCCGCCTTGAAAGTGCATGTAGCAGAGCGCAAGCTGGAGCTTTATAAGCCTTACGCGAAGCAGCGGGATTTCCATGCAGCCGGGGCGACGTTCCGTGAACGCTTGCTGATCGCGGCCAATCAGGTTGGTAAAACGTGGAGCGCAGGCTTTGAGACGGCCATGCACCTGACCGGGCGCTACCCGGCCTGGTGGGCTGGCAAGGTCTGGGACAAGCCGGTTGCAGGCTGGGCCGCAGGTGTGACGAGTGAAGTCACCCGCGACTCAGTGCAGCGCGTGCTGGCTGGACGCATCAACGCCATTGGCACAGGCGCGATACCGCTGGACGCGATCAAGGACAAGTCACTCAAGCGCGGCGTGGCTGATGCCATCGATACGATTGTGGTCAGGCACGGCGGCGGCGGTGATGTGCAGGCCGGTGAAAGTCTGCTGGGTTTTAAGAGCTATGACCAGGGCCGGGAGAAGTTTCAGGCCGAGACGCTGGATTTTGTATGGCTGGACGAAGAGCCGGACGAGGAAATCTACACCGAATGCCTGACCCGCACCAACGCAACCGGCGGCATCGTTTACATGACCTTTACGCCGCTAAAAGGCATGACGAACACGGTTAAGCGCTTTGTGATCGAGAAGACGCCAGGCTCCAGCGTCACGACAATGACCATTGATGATGCCGAGCATTACACGCCGACACAGCGCGCGGCCATCATTGCCAGCTACCCGGCGCATGAGCGCGAGGCCAGAACTAAGGGCATACCGACTCTTGGAAGTGGCCGCATTTTTGCAGTCACCGAAGAATCTATCAAGGTCGAACCCATCTCAATCCCTGCGCATTGGCCACAAGTCTGCGGGATTGATTTTGGCTGGAACCATCCAAGCGCAGCGGTGCGTCTAGCCTGGGACCGGGACAACGACATCGTATATGTGACGGCTGCGCACCGCCAGAAGGAGCAAACGCCGGTACTGTTTGCCGCATCAGTCAAACCCTGGGGCTCGTGGCTACCCTGGGCATGGCCGCATGACGGCTTGCAGCACGACAAAGGCTCTGGCTTGGCGCTCAAAGAGCAATACAAGGCGCAGGGGCTGAACATGCTGGACGGCAAAGCCACACATGCGCCCGCCAACGGGGAAGATGAAGGGACGGGCGGTAATGGCGTTGAGGCTGGACTGATGGATTTGCTGGACCGGATGCAGACCGGCCGCTTCAAAGTATTTGACCATTTGGTGGACTTTTTCGAGGAATTTCGTCTCTACCACCGAAGGGATGGGCGTGTCATCAAAGAAATGGATGACATTATCTCGGCGGTGCGTTATGCAGCCATGATGAAACGGCACGCGATCACAAAGCCAGGCCAGGCCACATTCAAACGCCGGGGCTCGCCAATGGCGGTTTGACGCGGCACTGGAAGCACTGCGCGATGGATAGGCTCAACGAAAATTCACGATGGATGCGATCTGGCACGACGCAACCATCGACCGCGTGGCAAACGTCATGCGACCTTACCTGGAAAGTGTGACTGCATGAGCCGAAACTTGTCCGCTTCAGTCCGC